ATCAAGTAGATAGAGTTGAATTAAGTTGTTCTACTATTCCAAACAATATTAAGTATGCACAATATGAATTAGCTAGAGCCTTAGCAAACGATACCGATGCTATTACAGGAACCACTGGTAAAGATGGTAACTTTGAAGAAGTTGCTCTTGGTGATCTTAGAGTTAAATATAATACTGAAAGTCAGGGAACTGGATCTATCAATAATATCTTAGATGTTTACCCGTGGCTACAAAGTTATCTTGGAGCATATATGCTAGGTGGAGCAGGAAGTTTTCAAATGAGGGTGGTTAGAGGATAATGGCAGGACAATTAGATAGTCTATTTAAAAGCGTTGCTAAAAGTGTAGTTGCGACTTTAGGTTCATCTCTTGATACAACTATTATCTATACAAAAAAAGGAGTATCTAGTTATGACGTAGAAACAGGTAAACAAATAACAGTAGATACAACATATTCAGATTTAAAAGTGCCAATACAATTTATTACTTCAGAAGAAGAAACTGCTCAAGAAATGAGACAAGCAAAACTATATTTAACACCTGATTTAATAGGAGACAATCAAGCAGAGTTAGATGATGAAATCACTCTAAGTTTTGCTGGTTCAAATCGTGTTGCACAGATAGTTGATATTGATACAAAAAGAGGCGGACAAGTTTATCTATTTACTATTTTGGTGCGATTCTAATGGCTACAAGACGTTTAGAAGATTTACCTAAAGATTTAGATACTCAAATTAGTGTAGATTTTAATGAACTGCTTCGTAAAGTTCATTTTGGTTTGTCTAACAATTTAAAGAAAAAAACAGATACAATGCCAGTATGGACAGGTTTTTTTGCTTCTAGCTGGAAAGTACAAACATCAGCAGTTATTCCAAAGGATAAAGCAGAAAATTTCAGGCCCTGGTCTGCTATTAAAAGAGAACGTAGCTTAGATTTTTTTGCAAGACGTAAAGCAGGGCCTCCTTTCAAAAAACAAACACGACCTAAAAACCCTGAAGTTAGACAAAGGTTTCCGATTGGAGAGGGCAATAGAATATTTAACTATAAAAGACCCGTTTATATTGGAAATAGAGCAATATATTCTCTTTACGTTATAGAGTCTGGTAAGATTCAAGATTATGTTCAAGGAAAGATGGCTAAATTAATAAAAGAAACAATGACAGATAAAGGTAAAATATATTTCGGAACACAAACTGGAACAGGTTTTGGATCTCAAAGAAAAGTAGTTGCAATAAAATTAACAGAAGGGAGAGATATTAAAGAATTATGACTTTAGTAAATACAAGAGCAGCTTTTGAAAAAGCAGTGACAGACAAGGTTTCAGACTTTGATCCAACCATTTCGATGGTTTATGACAATGTTCATTTTACTACTCCTGGAAAAACTCAGAAATATATTTTGATGACTTTAAATTTTACTCAATCAACTCTACAAAATCAGGGAGCAGCTTCAGATTATTACTCTGGAGTAATTCAATGCAATGTTTACGTTCCAAAATCAAAGGGTACTTCTGTTTTGTCTGAAATATGTGAAACAGTTATTGATGGATTAACTTCAGTAAATGCTTCTGGATATACAGATACTTTTAGCTGCAAACCTAGAGTGTTAGATATTAATGGTCCAACTCCATTGGAAATAGAGGATAGAAGTCATTTCATTGGAGTAATATCTTGCCAATTTTCAGCAAACGCCTAGTATAATAGAATAGCAATCTAATAAATTTATGGAAGCGATTGAACTCCTTAGAAACAAATTTGGTGTAAATCAAAAATATAAGTATGAATTAAAAGAAGGAGATGTGACAGTTTTAGAAATTTATTGGAATCCATTAACTCTTGCAGAAAGAGAATCTATTGTTGCTTTGGCTGGAGATAATTCATCTGCTGATGACTTTGCTTTGACACTTATGATTACAAAAGCTCTTGATAAAGATGGTAAAAGATTATTTCAAGATGGTCATAAAGCATCATTAAGAAGGGAAGTAAACGCTTCTATTCTTCAAGAAATACAATTAGCAATGTTAAATTCTGGATCTGAATACAAAATGGAGGAAGCGAAAGCAGATTTAAAAAGCTAATAATAACTGGCATTTTATATTTTTCTTAGCTTCAGAGCTAAAACTTACTGTTCGAGAATTGTGTCAACAGATGACTCAAGAAGAATTAATAGGTTGGTCTGGATATTATGAATTAAAAAGAGAAGTAGAGGAAAAAACAATGCAAGAAGCAAAAACTAAATCACGGGCAAGAAAACGCTAAAAGCGGTACACTAAGATAAAGTTTTAATTTTGCTGTGGCCGATTACGGTGTAAATATAAAATTTAATATCGTAGGAGAGTCTGGTCTTGATAGAGCAAAAAAGAAAGCTCAAGAATTAGCAAAGAGTGTAGATAATATTCGTGGTATTGATATAGAAAATCCTAGAAATATTGGAGGGAAAGGAGGAAAGAGATCTCGTAATCAGATAAAGAAATATAGACAAGACATGGATAGTCTTGTCAAAGAGATTAACAAAACTGGAGAGGCTTTTGGTAAAACTCATAATGCACAAAACGCAACTGCGGAATCCTTACAAGAATATGTTAATGGAGTAAAAATAGGAACTCAGAGACATAAAGATGCTACTCAAGCCTTAAAAACACAGACTAAAAATTTAGATTTAAATAATAGTCAATATCTTCAAAATACTAAAGTTCAAAATCAAAACACAAAAGCAACCAAAGAAAACTCGAAAGCTAAACAACAAAACGCTAAATATCAAAAAGGCAATATGGGCAATATTGCTAGTAGTGCAATTATTGGTGGTGCGTTTCCTTTATTATTTGGGCAAACAGGTGCGTCAGCAATTGGTGGTGCTGCTGGTGGTGCTTTAGGTGGGATATTAGGGGGTCAATTTGGATTCGCTTTATCTATTGCAGGTACAGCGATTGGAACTTTTATAGACGAAACAGACAAATTAAATTTAGCTATTAGTGGTTTAGACTTTGCTTTTAAAAGTGCTGGAGATTCATCAGGATTTACGAGAGATAAACTTAATGAATTAAAAACTACTTTAGGTTTAACAAAAGATGAAGCCCTTGCTGTAGCAGGAGCTTTTACTAGATTTGGAGAGGCAGGAGCTAGTGCTGCATTTCTTTTTGGTAAAAATCCTAATACCATGAAAAATTTAGCTGCGGTGGTAAATACTAAATCAGCTTTAGCAGCAATTTTAGATACCAGTAATAATTTAACTATTCAACAACAAATTCAATTATTACAACAAGGAAAAATATCAAGTTTTGCAGAATTTCAAGCAAAAATAAACGAAACAATAATTGAACAAAATTTCCAAAGGTTAATTCAAGAGCAACAACAAATAAAAAATACAGATAGAATAAGACATTTCTTTGGTGAAATAGCTAGGGCTGTCTATTTTATTACATCGCTTGGATTAGATTTGAAAGATATGTTTCCTCAATTATTCTTATCAGGAGCAGAAAGAGCAGAAGATCGTGTAGCAAAACTTAGAGAAGAATTTGCAAAATTTAAAACTGATTTACCTGTTTTACAAGATTTAATGAAAGAATTTAATCTTGAAATGGAAGGAATGAGCTACAGTATCCCTGGTGCGATGGATCAGGCTTCAGCAGAACTTAGAAAATTAATGAGTGTAGGCTATATGGTTACGACTACAGCAGAGACTATTGGAGATGCTTTTGGAGAATCATTTAAAGGAATAGTAAAAGGATCAATGACAGCACAAGAAGCATTAAGAAATTTATTTATGCGTACAGCAGATGCGTTTTTAGATATGGCTGCACAGATGATCGCACAACAAATAAGAATGAAAATATTAGGAATTGGACTAAACTTTTTTGGATCTGCATTTGATCAAGGGTTTGCTCCCTCAAGAGGTGCGACTACTGGAGGTACAGATAGGTTTGGTAGAGATTTTGACGATCCTAACTTTGGGCTGCCTTTAGCTAATGGAGGTATAGCTAAAGCTGGACGAACTCATTTAGTAGGAGAACGTGGACCAGAATTATTTACACCAGGAGTTACAGGTACAGTTACACCAAATCATGCTCTTGGTGGAACGACTGTAGTAGTAAATGTAGATGCTTCTGGTTCTTCAGTTCAAGGCGATGAAGATAACAGTAGAGAACTTGGTCGTCTTATATCAGTTGCAGTACAATCTGAATTAGTACAGCAGAAAAGACCAGGAGGATTACTTGCATAATGGCTACGTTTCCCTCAATAAAACCTAAATACGGGCAACAGAAAAGATCCGCACCAAATACTAGAACAGTTCGTTTTGCTGATGGGTATGAGCATAGACTTTTATTTGGTTTAGCACAGCATCAAAACCCAAAAGTTTTTAATCTTACTTTTGAAGTTTCAGAGACAGAATCAGATGAAATAGAAACCTTTCTTGATGCTAGAGCAAACGATAGTGATAGCTTTACTTTTACTCCTCCAGGAGAAAGTTCTTCTTCTCAATTTGTTTGCGAAGGGTGGAGTAAATCAATACCATTTAATAATAGAGCTACTATTCAAGCTACTTTCAGGCAAGTATTTGAACCAGCATAATAATGTCAGTAAATTCAGCAGTATTTAGTAATTTACAGTCGATTAATCCATCAGCGATTATTGAATTATTTACGCTTCAGTTATCCACGGCATTGCATGGAGCAAATACAACATATAGATTTCATGCTGGCAGTAATCTCAATGCAAATGGGGAAATAGTATGGGCTGGCAATTCTTATCTGAGATTCCCAATACAAGCTACAGGTTTTGCTTTTCAAAAAGGTCAGTTACCTAGACCAAAAATAACCATCAGTAATGCTACAGGATTAATTTCATCAATACTTTTAACTGTAAATGAAACAACAACTGGTAATGATCTTACAGGAGCTACAGTAACAAGAATAAGAACATTAGCTAAATTTCTTGATGCTGTTAATTTTGAAGACGGAACAAATGCAACTGCCGATCCTAGTGCAGAGTTTCCACAAGAAATTTATGCTATAGATCGTAAAGCAACAGAAACTAGAGAGGTTGTTGAATTTGAACTTGCTGCTCCTACGGATCTTGCTGGAGTGAGGATTCCAGGCCGTCAAGCAACTCGCTCTATCTTTCCTTCTATTGGTACTTTTGTTCAATGACTTGGAAATATAAAGCATTACTTCATGCCCAACGGGAAGATCCAAAAGAATCTTGTGGTTTATTGCTAAATATTCGAGGAAAAGAAAGATATTTTCCTTGTCGTAATCTTTCCATGACAGAACACCAGTGTTTTATTATCGACCCAGAAGATTACGTAAAGGCAGATAATACTGGCGAAATTGTTGGAGTAGTTCATAGTCACCCAATAACACCACCTGCTCCTAGTCAGGCAGATAAAATTAGCTGTGAAAATAGTAATTTACCGTGGTATATAGTAAACCCAAAGACGGAACAGTGGGCATATTTAGAGCCTTGCGGATACAAACCACCATTATTGGGTCGTCAGTGGGTATGGGGTATAACAGACTGTTGGAGTTTAATTAGAGATTGGTATAAAGAAGAAAAGAATATTGAACTTAGAGATTGGGAAAGACCTGCAACATTAGAAGAGTTTAATAGTAAACCTTTATTTGAAGATTGTGCTTGGAGAACTAATTTTAGAGAACTTAGACCTGACGAAAAATTAGAAAATGGAGATGTATTACTTATGAGTATTTTGTGTCCAACTTTAAATCATGTAGCATTATTTTTTGAAGGAGATGTTATTCATCATTTAACCGATAGACTATCTTGTAGAGAGCCTTACTCTGAATGGCTGTTAAAATGTACAGGAAAAAGGTATCGCTATGCTTCGTAAAGTAAAGCTGTATGGAGAATTAGCAGAATTTGTCGGACATAAAGAGTTCGAGGTAAAAGTTAGTAACGTAGCTCAAGCTGTTAGTTTTTTAATTCATAACTTTCCAAAGTTAGAAACACATATGAGTCCAAAATATTATCAAATAAAAGTAGGAAATGATGATATTGATAAAGATGAAATAACTTATCCTGTTGGGCAACAAGACATACATTTTGTTCCAGTTATAGCTGGTGCTGGTAGAGGTTCAGGAAAAATTATTTTAGGAGCACTTTTAATAACAGGAGCAATAATGTCTGGTGGAGGGTTTACAGCATTATTTTCTAAAGCTGGTTTAGAACTAGGTTTTTTTGGAAAATTAGCAATGAATATTGGAGTTGGTTTAACGATAATGGGTGTTAGTGAAATGCTTTTTCCTTTACCAGAACCGCAAAAATTTGAAACAGAAGAAGATCCACGGTTGTCATTTAATTTTAGTGGAGTACAAAATACTTCAAGAGCAGGTACTCCTGTTCCAATAGTTTATGGTGAAATAATTACAGGAAGTGTTGTAATAAGTGCAGCAGTGGACACTAATCAGGTAGAAGCATGACAGACGAAACTAAACTTATTAAAGGTGCTGGTGGAGGCCCACCAAAACCACCCCCACCTCCATATCGTGCTCCTGATACTTTACATAGTAGAAGTTTTGCTACTATTCAAGATTTAATTTCTGAAGGAGAAATAGAAGGTTTTGTAACTGCGTCAAAAGCAGGGCTTACAAAAGGTACGACTGCATATGATAATGCAAGTTTAAAAGACATTTTTCTTGATGATACTCCAATATTAAATTCAACTGCTTCAAACTCTAGTCCTGCCGATACTGATTTCAACTTCCAAGATGTAACCTTTAAATCTAAGTTTGGAACGTCAAATCAAACTGCAATGAGTGGTATTCCTGCTGAAAGCAGATCGCCTACTGCTGTTGGAGTTACTGTAACTACTTCTGCTTCTGTTACTAGACAAATTACGAATACAGATGTTGACGCAGTAATTGTTACCCTTACTTGGCCTCAGATACAGGTAGCAGAAGATGACGGAGACATTAGAGGAGATACTGTTGCTTATAAGATACAAATTCAACATGATTCAGGAGGATACGTTGATAAAATAAGTGCTTCTGTTAGCGGTAGAACTGCTGATGCCTATGCCAGAGATCACAGAATAGAATTAACAAGTGGGTTTACAACTGTAGATATAAGAGTCGTTCGTGTTACAGCAGATAGCACAGATTCAGCGAGAGTAAATTCTTTTCAATTTACAAGTTTTCAAGAAGTTATAGATAACAGTTCAACTTATGCTAATAGTGCTTATACTGCTCTTCGTTTTGATAGTAAACAATTTAATCGTATTCCTACAAGAAAATATCGTATTCGAGGAATTAAAGTAAGGATTCCAGGAGCAGGAGCATCTAGTTCTGGGACTCCAACTGTAGATAATGCAACTGGCAGAATAGTGTACCCAAGCGGATATATTTTCAATGGAGTTATGGGTGCTGCTGTTTATACAAACTGCCCTGCTATGTGTTTGCTTGATTTGCTCACAAACACTAGGTATGGTCTGGGAAATCACGTTACTGACAGCAACTTAGATTTATTTAGTTTTGTTGCTGCCAGTAAATATGCAAATGAAGAAGTAGACGATGGGACAGGATCAGGTGCAAAAGAGGCTAGATTCAGTTGCAATGTAAATATTCAAAGCCCTAAAGAAGCATTTGCAGCAATAAATGAATTAGCTGGTGTAATGAGATGTATGCCAATATGGTCTGCTGGAGGGATAACTTTATCGCAAGATAAACCAACAACAGCCAGTTATTTATTTAATTTAGCTAACGTAGGAGAAGGAGGTTTTTCTTATTCAGGAAGTAGTTTAAAAACTAGACATAGTGTTGTTTCTGTTAGCTATTTCAACATGGATTCAAAAGAGGTAGATTTTGAGGTCGTAGAAGATAGCACCGCCATAAGTAAGTTAGGGGTTATTACAAAACAAGTAAAAGCATTTGCCTGTACTTCTCGTAATCAAGCTGCAAGACTAGGCCGTGCAATTCTTTTCGCAGAACAAAATGAAAGCGAAACTGTCAATTTTACAACTTCAATAGATGCAGGAATAGTTGTTAGACCTGGTTCTGTTATTGAAATAAACGATCCAGTAAGAGCAGGAGCCAGAAGAGGTGGCCGAGTTGTTTCTGCAACAACTACTGCTATCACTATTGATGCAGAAGCTCAAACAACATTACCAGCTTTAAATGATAACCCAACGATTAGTGTAATTCTATCTGACGGAACCGTTGAAACAGGTTCAATATCTGACATTACAGGTGCAGTGATTACAGTAAATAGCGTTACAAAATCAGATGGAACGACTGTTTCTGCTTTTTCTTCTACACCAAATATAAATGCACCTTACTTGATTTCTAGTACAAGTTTACAAACTCAATTGTTTAGAGTAATTCAAATCGAAGAACAAGATGATATTAACTATGTAATTTCTGCATTGTCTTATGTTGAAGGAAAATATGCGTTTATTGAAGATGGCACTGCATTACCTACAAGAACAATATCATTATTAAACGAACCAGCAGCTTCTCCAACTAATTTAACAGTTTCAGAAAAGACAGTTGTAATTAATAATATTGCTAGAAGTAAATTAATCATTGATTGGCAGCCCGTACAAGGTGTTACTCAATATTTAGTAAATTACAAATTAGAAAATGGTAATTATGTTTCTCAAGTTGTATTTAGTAGTGATTATGAAATTTTAGATACTGTAAAAGGAACTTATACAATTCAAGTATTTTCATATAATGCAGGATTAAAATTATCTCCTAATCCTGCTGAAACGACATTTGTAGCTCAAGGTAAAACTGCGTTACCTGAAGATGTTTCTGGTTTAACTGTTGAACCTATCAATGAACAGTTTGTAAGATTAAGGTTTACACAGGCAACTGCTATAGATGTTCTTCACGGAGGTCGGGTTTATATACGACATACAAATCAAACTGGAGGATCTGCTACATTTCAATCTGCACAAGATGTTATTGAGGCTGTAGCTGGTAACACAACAGAAGTTATAGCTCCTGCCCTTGCAGGAACTTATCTTCTTAAATTTCAAGATGATGGTGGTAGATTCAGTGCAAATGCAACAAGTGTAGCTTTATCTATTGTTGATATTTTAGATTCAATTACTGTTAAGACTGACAGAGAAGATACAGATGGAACTCCATATAACGGAACAAAATCAAATCTTACTTTTGATTCTACTCTTGGTGGATTGAAACTTACAGATCCGACAGCAAATGCTAGTGGTACTTATGATTTTGTAGATACTCTTGATCTTGGTGGTACATTCTCACTTGTCTTAAAAAGACATTTTCAAGGAGTTGGTTTTTATACAGGAGATCAGTTTGATAACAGAACAGATAATATAGACACTTGGACAGACTTTGATGGAACTATTGCTAATGATGTAAACGCAAAGATAGCTGTACGCACGACAACTGATAATCCTTCAAGTTCTCCAACATATACGTCTTTCAATGATTTTGCTAATGGAACATTTAAAGGTCGAGGATTTCAGTTCAGAATTACTATAGACACAGCAGATACAGCACAAAATATGAATTTACAGCAAGCAGGATACACAGCAACTATGCCTTCAAGAACCGAACAATCATCTGTTATAGCTTCTGGAGCAGGAGCAAAAGCTGTTACATTTACAGCACCATTTTTTGTTGGAACGTCTGGATTAGGCAATGCAAATAATTTCTTGCCTTCTGTTAATATTTCTCCACAAAATATGGCAACTGGTGATTATTTTGAACTTAGCAGTATATCTGGAACTGGCTTTACAGTTCACTTCAAGAACTCAAGTAATGCTAGTATTGATAGGAACTTTACCTACAGTGCTGTTGGTTTCGGCAAAGGAGGGTAACATGGAGGAAAATAGTATTTAATTGTGGCTGACGTAACAAACTACACTATTGAAAATGCCTCTGGAGCGAATGTAAGAACTGATCTAAATGCTGTTTTTGCTGCGATCCAATCAAGTAATTCTAAATCTTCTGACTTAGCTACAAGTCAATGCGTAGCTGGTATGCCTTTTTTAAATACCACTACAAATATTTTAAAAATAAGAAACTCAAGCAATGGTGCTTTTACTGAAATAGGAAATATAGACCAAGCTAATTTAGGTTTGTTATCAAAAGCTGGCGGTACTATGACAGGTCCGTTGTTGATAGATGATTCCAGTAGTGCATCTACTCCTGCTTTATCTTTTGATACAGATACAGATTTAGGTTTATTTAGAAAGTCTGCAAATGTAATGGGATTTTCTTCCAGTGGAACTGAACGCATGATATTTGACTCTAATGGCTTAACGCTCCAAGCACAGAATGATCTCAGGTTTGCTGATGCTGATAGCAGTCATTATGTAGGATTTCAAGCACCAGCTACAATTTCTTCTAGTCTTACTTGGACATTACCCTCTGCTGACGCTACTGTTTCTGGGTATGCTCTGGTATCTGACGCATCTGGCACGTTAAGTTGGGCTGCCGCTGGAGCAGGTGCTCAAGGTGCTGGAAGTGACAATATTTTTTGGGAAAATGACCAAACAGTAACGCAGAGTTATACTATTACTAATGGACAAAACGCTGGCAGCTTTGGTCCAATTACTATACAATCAGGTGTAACAGTTACAGTTGGTGCTGGTGAAACCTGGACAGTTGTTTAAATTATGAGCACATTAAAAGTCAACAGCATAATACCAGTTTCGGGAGTACCAACAGGCGGTGGTGGTGGAATTATTCAAATAAAACAAGCTGTAAAAACAGATACAACTTCTACAACCTCATCAACTCAAGCAGATATAAGTGGGTTAACACCGACAATTACTCCTACATCTTCTAGTAGCAAAGTATTAATAATGATGGATGTAAAAATAGGTGCTTCAAGTAATGGTTCTGATATAGGTCTTGTTTTAAATAGAACTATAGGGGGTTCATCAACTGAAATATACATAGGGGATTCAGACGGTAGTAGAAGAAGAGCGTGTTACGCAAGTGAAGATTTGTTCGGTACTAATGGCGATCACCAAATACAGCCGATACAAGCTTGTTTTTTAGATTCACCAAGTACAACGAGTGAAATAACATATTCTATTAAATGGAACATTATTGGTAGTGATGTTATTTATGTAAATAGAGATGGTGATGATGGTGATGATAATAAATCTCCAAGACTTGCAAGTTCTTTAACTTTAATGGAGGTGTCAGCATGATTACTTCCGTGTATAATTTAATTAAAAACTAACTATGGCCTTAGATCACGAAGCTATACGCAAAGCCTATCCATCTGCCGTAACGATTGATGATGGTACAGGAGCTTTCGATGCAAGCGGTAATTCAATAACGCTTGATAATAGTCTTGTTACAGCTGCAAGAACAACTTTAGATACTGAAGCCGCTGCTGTTAAATATAAAACTGACAGAACAACTGATGGCTCGACTATCTATGCTTCCATAGGAGATCAGTTAGATATGCTTTATAAAGATATAGTAGCTGGAACTGTCACAACATCTGGCACATGGGCTACTCACATCAAAGCTGTAAAAGACGCTAATCCCAAGCCATGAGTACATTAAAAGTTAACGCACTTCAAGATACATCTGGAAATAATCTTTCTCGTGTTTTACAAGTTGTACAAACTGTTAAAACTGATACGGCTAGTGAAAGTATTTCATCTGGTAATTTTTCAAGTACAGTTTACTGTCCTGTAAATATTACACCTAGCTCATCATCTAGTAAGCTGTTAGTAATGGTTACTGCAAGTGTTTCAGATAATGGTACTGTTTGTATAATTCTTACAAAAGATGGGTCAGAACTAAATGGGGCTAGAGGTGATGCTGATGGCAGTAGAGCAAGAACCACAGCTTCTACCTCAGTTACCAGTGACACTAGATTACATACTATTAATGCATCATACCTTGATACCGCTGGTGGAACGAGCCAAATAACTTATGGGTTTAAACTATTTGTTCAAGATAATAATACTTCAACTATTTATCTAAATAGAATGGCAGACAGTTATAACTATTCGTACGGATTTAGACAACCATCTATGGTTCAAGTATTGGAGATCGGAGCATGAGCCAACTTAAAGTCAATTCAATTGTTCCAGCAGGGGGTCTGCCAAGTGGTGCTAGTGGTGGAATTATACAAGTCGTATCTACAACAAAAACAGATACTTTTTCGGAAACTATAGTTGAAGCTAATTTTACTTCAGCAGCAATAAGTCTTGCAATTACTCCCTCGTCTAATTCTAGTAAAATTTTACTTCTTGCAACTTTAACTATGGGTTTAAGCAACGATAATGAGGTTGAATTTGCATTTTTTAAAGGTGATACTATTATATCGGGTGCTATTGGAGATACTGCAGGTAATAGAACAAGAGCACACGCAGCAGGTAGAGCTAATGCAAGCAGTTCTCCAGGATTTGTTGCAGGGCATTATTTAGATTCTCCTTCTACCACAAGTGCTACAACTTACAGTGTGAGATTATCTCATCAAAATAATGGTTCGGCAACTGTTTACCTTAATAGATCACATGGCGATACCAATGCAGATCAAGATTCAAGGTTAGCATCAACACTCACACTGATGGAAGTCTCAGGTTAATGGCAATAATTCCAGGAAAAAAGAATTTTACTGTTGATAGGAGAGCAGATTTTCCTATTAAATTGACATTTAAAGATTCTACTGGATCGGCAATAAATTTATCGGGGTATACTGTAGCTGCACAGGTTTATGATGAATCACGTTCCACAAAATATGCAGATTGGACAGTGGCTTATACAGATAGAACCAATGGAATTGTAGATATTTCTCTTACAGATACACAGACAGCAACTTTTACTCCAAGTATTTTGTTTTATGACGTATTATTAACAGAACCAGGTGGTAGCAAAAACTATTATTTAGAGGG